ACTGAACCTGCAAGCATCACCTGATTGTCGCGCACGAGGTCACCAACATCGGCAACGATCGCAGCCGACTCTCGATGATGACGAAGCAAGCGCAAGCGGCGACGGGGGTGCGCGAACTGACCGCGATCGCCGATGAGGATACTTCAACCGCGAGGAGATCCTGGCCTGCGAGGCGGCGGGCGTGACGATCGGCGGCTATGGCTCGGACTCCGGTCCTTCCTGAGGGTGCCAATGTAGGCCCGCAATCCACCCGTTGCGGACCCTCGCCGGTCTCCGGTTGGCCGGGTGAAATCCGGAAGGTCGAGCCCGAGCTTCGCCGATGGGCTCCAGCTGTTGAGCGACCGGCCGCGGGCAGCTTACGACGTGCGGCCGGTCACCGCTGCAACGATGATCCGCGGCATTGCCTTGACGAGCGCGGCTGTCACGGTTTCCGCCACAGCCGCTTTGAATTCCCACGTCTCGGTGAGCGGCGAGCCCTCGGCATCTTCGCTAGGCGGCTCCGGTGGCGCCACAGGGGCCGATTGCCCAGCCGAGTGTCCTCCTAGGTTGGGTGCCTGCGCTTCCGCGCTGGGCAGCAACGCGCGCGTTGTCAGAGAGCCATTCCGAACGTCGCCTGAGGACAGAGCACCCGACGCCAGCGCCCCGGCGATCCAGCGCCGGCCAGCAGCGTCAAGCGCGCGGCGGCAAGCTGGGCGACAGAACCGCTGCGCCTTACCGCCATCGTTGCGCGGCTCAAAGCGACTGCCGCACCACAGGCAGCGGTCGCTCGCTTCAGTCATCAGCGCAGAAGCCTTTGAACCTGGACGGCCTGCCACCTGCCGCCCCGCGGGAATGCCGCGCTCGTTGAGCGCCTTCGCAATCCCCGTTGCACTCATAACGCCTTCCGCCCGGATCGCATCAATCACAGGCCGCAGATCGGCGGTGCGGGAAGCGGCTTTCGCCTGCCGCGTCTCGGCCGCCCTTTGCCGTCCCAACTCGGCGAACTCGTGTGGCTCCAGCTCATCAGTAGTCTCCGCCCATCACGCGTTTTTCCTCCTCAGTCCAGGCGTACGGATCGTACTCGGCTCGGTGATAGCGCCCCGGCCGGCGTGAGCGGGCTGCAGTTGCCAGCACCGGGTAGGCAAAGGTGAGGGCAAGCGCATCTGCATTGTCCGGCGAGGCCAGCCCGCGCCGCTTCATGTCCTCCTTTCGCTCGAGCTGGATCGCGTCGCGACCGTCACGCAGAACATATCCATATTCGACGCCGGTCAGGTCCGCGATCAGCTCGGGATCGTTATCGATCGCTCCGTTGGGCAGCCACGCCCGCATGCTGCCCCATATCTCGGCTCGTTTGTTCGCGAATCCGATCGCCCGGTCGTGGTCCAGCTGCGGCCGGTCGCTCTTGGCACCAAACCGCACGTCAGTCACTCTGAGGCCGATCTGCCGGCAGCGGTCGACCACGCCGCCGCCGACACCACCACCATCAATGAAGATCGCAGCGATCTCGTACCGGGCGCTCTCGTCTGCGATCCGCGCCGCCAGCTCCATCGTGTCGACACCGCGCAACTTTATTGGCGGAATGCTCCTGGCGTCGCGGCCCTGCCGAAACCGGATGACCGACGCGTCATCGCCAAAACGGGCCACGTCGACGCCCATGATCAAGGGCTCACCGACGACCCTGGGGAGATCCGCCAACGAACGGGCCGCAGCCGCTTCGACCAGATCCGAGCCGATGAACTGCATCGAGCCGGCGTGCGGGAACACGCCCCTGACCCGGACTCGGACGAAATCGCTATCCTCGCCATAATCAAGCGCCCACTGCTGGAGTTGGGCCTTGTTCGTTCCCTCGACCGTGCGGCTGTCGATATGAGCGACATCCCAGCGATGCCGGAACCGGCCAAAGCACTCCCGAAAGCGCCCTGTGTTGCGTGTCGGATTGCCGAAGGCCAGCCAGATGATTTCCGTGTCCTCGTCTGTCAGCGCACCCTCGGAAACCTCCCAAATCTTGTCGGCGATAGCGCTGGCCTCGTCGAAGATCAGGATGACGCGGCGGCCCTTGTTGTGCAGCCCGGCGAAGGCCTCGGTGTTCTCTTCGCTCCACGGGATCGCGTCTGCGCGCCACAGCCGCTCGTGCGCCGGGTCGGCGGAATAGACCGCGGTCGCAGTCGCGCGGAACCAATGGCTGTTAATCGCTAGCCGCAACCACTTCGTGACCTCCGGCCAGGTCTTAGTTCGCAACTGAGTGTCGGTGTTGGCCGTCACGACGACCCGCGCGTCCGGCATCGTCGACAAAGCCCAATGCAGCACCCGGGCGGCCGCTGCCGATTTGCCGACGCCGTGGCCCGACGCCCGCGCCATCAGGATCGGGAGTATCCGACCAAGCTGGTGCCCCTCACGAAGCCGCCGCCCCAGCTGGTGCAGCAACCTCGCCTGCCATTCACGCGGCCCCGTTGCTTCCGCCAGTTCGGTTCCAGGTTCGCCCCAGGGATAGGCGAACCGGACAAACCCGAGCGGATCGAGTGCAAAGCCGCCGACTGCATCGAGAAGCTGCCGCTCGACGTTGGTTTTTGGCTTCATTTGGTACCGCGCCTACTCGCAACCGACCCGGATGATCAGATCCGAACCACTCTGGTGATATTAAGAGGACCCGTCCGGTAAATTCTCTATCACAACGGGCATGACGCGCGCCATCTCCCGCGCTGCGATGGCTCAGCGCCGCAAAGGCCTATCTGCCTCAAGAACCTTTCGGAGGAATTCTCCCGAATCGCGTGGACGGCGGCGAGCTCACCCCGCCATTTCCCGCTTGATCCGCTGCACAGTACCGGTACCGACACCGCATATTCTCGCCGTCTTGAGAACGCCGGTCCCGCGGCTGAGCTCAGCGCGGACCGCGGCTTCTCTCCTTTTGTCGAGTAATGGTCGGCCGATCGGTTTCCCGCTTGCGGTGCCCTTGGCGCGAACCCTGGCGATGCCGGCATGGATGCGCTCGACGTGCCGCAGCCGCTCTTGCTTGGCGAGCGAGGCCATAACCGCAAGCACGATATCGCGGATCATCTCGTTATCGGTCGAGAGCAGCGGTTCTGTATAGGAATGAAAGCCTACGCCGGCCGCCGCGAGCCGCTGCAGATGGCCAATTGTCGGTACCATGCCCTCGCGTGAGAAGCGATCGAGCGCCCAGCACAGCACGATGTCGAACTGGCGACGGTGGGCGTCATCGAGCATCCTGGCGAACTCGGGGCGTCCCTCCTTGCCTTTGCCGCCGCTGACGCGCTCGACGTACTCGTGCACGATCATGTGCCCAGCATTGGCGCACCACTCCCGTAGCTGGAGCAGTTGGTTGTCGGTGTCCTGACAGCGACGATCTTCGTCGCCGTTTTTCCCGTTGGTGCTCACCCGAGCGTAGATCGCGACCCGCATGCGACACAGCCAACTATACAGTATCCGCGCGGTTTATGTATGGGGCTGAGAGACGGGTTTCAAGCTAGGAAATCCGCGCCTCTCGGGACACTGTTCCCGCTGGTGGTATCTGTATGGGTAACCCTGTTTCGCTGCGGCCACCGATCTGATATCGCGAGCAGCTAACCTTTGCAGCGCAACGTCGCGACTGGCCTTGATCCGGAGTGGATCACCTCGATGAGGATCCCTCGGTGTTCTCGGGTCGCTCAGCTGTCGATGACGCATGCTCGGCCGGCACGAGATCGGTCGAGATCTGTACGGCGGCCGGGTGCAATTCGAGCACCCGGGGCGCTAAGGCGACGTCGGACGTCGCGATCACGCGTTGCCGCGCCGCCTCCAGCCGCTCCCAAAGCTTTTCGCTGACATCAATCTCGACGGAGTTGCGCTCCCGGTACTTCTCCGGTCGATGGGCCCGCAACAATGCCAATAGCACGGTGTCAGAATAGCGCCGGATCATCAGCGGTTCACCGTCCGCTCCCTCGACGACTTTGCCAAGGCTGATCACCGGCTCCTCGACGCCTTCAACGCCGCGGCGCCACGCCTCCGCCTCAAGCCGGTCCGCCGCGATCTCCTCCGCTTCCTCCCAGGCCTTCGCAAAGGTATCGTCGTTCTGCCGGTTTAGATATGCGCAGGCTCGCGAGACTCCTGCAGCGTGGGCTGCAGCTGTCATGTTGCCGCGCGCAGCGAGCGCCTCAAGAAAGAGCTGTTTCCGGCGCCCCACGAGCTTGTAGTTCCGACCGCGTCTCATATCAGCAGCTCATCGCGTGTGCGTTGGTGTCCAGCTGTGTCCATCACAACCTTCGATCGCCAATCCGATGCTCGATGAACCGTACCAGCCACTCCGGGCTGATCGTATCAAAGAAGGATCGGATGTCGGCATCTAGAATCCAGTTGATCTTGCGTGCCCTGATCCCATACGCGAGCGCGTCCAGCGCATCGTGCTGGCAGCGCCCGGGTCGGAACCCATAGCTGAACCCCAGGAACTCCGCCTCGTAGATCGGCGTGAGGATCGCCACCACCGCCGCCTGGACAATCTTGTCCTCGATTGCTGCGATGCCGAGCGGCCGTTGCCTGCCATCGGCCTTCGGTATGTACTTCCGGCGTGATGGCATCGCTCGATACGTCCCTGCGTTGACCCGTGCGTGGAGATCGGCGAGGTTGGCCTCGAGGTTCTCCGCGTATTGGTCCCATGTCACCTCGTCGACGCCTGGCGCTGCGCGTTTCTTCAAGTTGAAGAAGGCCCACCGCAG